ATCCTTTCTCTCTCTTACCGAGGTATTAGCCCTTAGCGAGAAATCGCTAAGGGTTTTCTTATAAATAGTGGTATGGCTGTAGATATATTTGAACCACTAAAAGACTTACAAGGTAACAAACTTAAAAGTGCAAGTTGGTATAGGAACGCTGTATCTTTAATTACAGATAAAAGTAGTCCTAGTGAACTATTTGCAAGTGGTAAACTATTAGGTAGACCTAGTGCTGGTCGTATGAGCATGTTTTTCTATGACCCTAAATTTAAAAATAGATTGCCTTATTATGATATATTTCCTCTTGTATTACCACTAGAACCAATGAGAGGTGGTTTTATAGGGTTAAATTTTCACTATTTACCTTATGGTGCTAGATTTGCATTTTTACAACAACTACAAAGATTTTCTAGCAATGCAAAATTTGACCAATCAACAAAAATACAGGCCACATATCAGCAAGTAAAGTCTAATAAATATGTAAAGGCAAGTATTAAAAGATATCTTTACTCACAAGTGAGGTCTAATTTTTTAAGAATTGATGTAAATGAGATGGCATTAGCAGCTTATTTACCAGTTGCTGATTTTCAAGGCGCAACACTTGGTCAGGTATTTGCTAGAACTAGGAAAACATATTAATGGAATTTTTAATTTGGCATTTATTAGCAATTTGCACGGTAATGGCAGTATCATTTGTATTAGGATATATAACAGGCAAGTCAATAAGAAGGAAAGAAAATGGCAATATTACGAGGTGGTAGACGAATAGGTAATTACGATATCAGAATAGGTATGCCTAGAGATAGGTCGCTTGTTGATGTTGCAAAAGACCCTAGATTACAGAGAAAACCTGGTGGTTCTGGTGTCATACAAAGATTTCAGGCACAGATAAATCAAGGTGAGGGTATGGCAAGACCTAATAGGTTTATTGTTATAATAAATCCACCTCAAAAATTAATTATTGAACCAGGTGGTCCACCATCACAAAGAGGTGTTAATGAAAATAATAATGATTTAAAAAGTGCAGCTGTTCGTGAGAACATGCAAATGATGTGTAATAAAATTACCATGCCTAGTAGAGATATTAACACACAAAGCCATATTATGTATGGACCAAAAAGAGAAATGCCTTACGCATATTCTTTTGCTGGTGAAATAGAATTACAATTTTATGGTGACAAATTTTTAAGACAAAGAATGTTTTGGGAAAATTGGCAAAAAACAATATTTGACAATGAAACCCATGATATGAAATATTATGATGACTATGTTGGTTCTATTGACATATTTCAATTAGGTCAATTTAATGCAGGTGATGATGATGACGCTAGAGTTACATATGCAGTAAGATTATTTGAAGTTTATCCACAAACTATAAGTGGTATAGAATATGCATATGGTCAGAATGACCAAGTTGTACAAGTGCCTGTAACATTAAATTTTAGAACATGGGCTAATTTAACAATTGACCAAGTTAATGGTGCAACAATAGGTGACGCAGTTGGTATGAAACCAACTATAAAAGCAAGTAAAGATTTTGGTTTGTTTGGTGGTATATTAAGTAAACTGCCTCCTGAATTTAGAAGAGCAGGAAGAGATATACTACAAACAACTAGAAGAAGTCTACCAATTGGTAGAGTTACAGGTGGAAGATTATTTCCACCTTTTAGTTAATAACAAGGAGATAATATTATGGCTTTGCCAGTATTGGAAACAAATACTTTTGAATTGACATTACCATCAAGTGATGTGAAAGTAAAGTATAGACCCTTTCTTGTAAAAGAAGAAAAGATTTTATTACAAGCAATGGAGTCGCAAAAACAAAAAGAAATTGTACAGGCATTAAAAGATATTGTTAATGTTTGTACTTATGGACAATTAAGTGTTGACGACTTACCAACATTTGACCTAGAGTATGTATTTTTACAAATTAGGTCTAAATCAGTTGGCGAAGTTGCTAAACTTAAAGTTTTATGTCCTGATACAAAAAAAGATTATGCAGAGGTTGAAGTTGACTTATCAGCTATTGATGTTCATGTAGATGAAGAACATACAAACAAAATTATGGTCAATGAAGAAAAACAAATTGGTGTATTGATGAAATATCCTACAATCAATTCTGTTGACCCTACAAAAGATTATAGTAAAGGTGCTGATACATCAACTTTATTTAAAGTTATATCAGATGGTATTTACCAAATTTTTGAAGGTGAAAAAGTGCATTTAGCAAAAGACTATACAAGAGAAGAACTGGATAAGTTTGTTGAAAGTTTAGATAGTAAATCATTTAAAAAAATACAAAGATTTTATGAAACTATGCCTAAATTAATGCATGAAATTGAAGTTGAAAACCCTAAAACGAAGGTAAAAAGTAAGATTACATTATCGGGTCTTTCTGATTTTTTCGGATAGCCCTATCACATGACACGCTTGAGAACCATTATCAGGTGAATTTTGCGTTAATGCAACATCATAAATATTCGTTAACCGAATTAAATGATATGGTACCGTGGGAAAGGGAGATATATGTAAACTTGTTGATAGCATATATCAAGGAAGAAAAAGAAAAACGAGAACAAGAGAGAAGGAAAAATGGCTGAAGAAAAAATAGTAGTACCATCTGATAAAAAAGAGGTAACTAAAAAAGTAGCAGTAGAATTAGAGGTAGATACATCTGTCAAAGATTTAGGACCTAATCCATATGCTAAATTAATTCACATGGCAAGAGCTGTTGACGCTTGGAGAATATTTCCAAGACTATTCTTAACGGTTTATATCATACTATTATATAAATGTGTGATATGGTATATGAACTTATCTGCTCCTACTATGGAACAGAGTGGGTTAATCAGTATCGTTGTTGGTGCTGGCGCTGCCTGGTTTGGTCTATACACAGGAACAAGTAAAGGTAAAAAATAATGGAACAAACAATAGAAAACTTTGAAGGCACAAAAAATGTTACTATCAACGAAGGTGGTAGTATGGGTGATGTTCAAGCAGGCATAGAGTTTATCTATCATATGAGAGAACATATTGTAGATGTTGGCGTTGCTACGGTTTATCTATTTGTATGTTATGGTATTTACTTAACAATGAAAAAGTATATAAAGTAAAATGGCTGACCAAGAAATAAAAGACGCAATACAAGAAACAGCATTAACGGTTGTACAAGAACAACAAAGTATAGTTGGCGGTGCAATGGTGGGTGCTGCTGGTGCAGGCGTATTAGCTGAAGGTTCACAATCACAATTTGACATACTAGAACAAATAAGAGATTTACAATTAAGAGCTGTCAGAGGCATAAATGAGGTCGCAACTAAAATTGGCCAATTAGTTACATTAGATAAAGAAGCAGAGAGAAGAGCAAGAGAAGACGCTACAGAATTAGCAAAAGAAAAAGGTCAAAATGTTGGTGCCGGTGCTCTTGGTGAAGATATACCACCTGACCCCGAAGCAGAAAAACAAGGCGGCATGTTAACAGGCTTATTAGGTAAACTTGGTGGTTTTTTACTTGCATTACCAGGTGTAGGATTTATAACAAGACTATTAGCACCTATTACAGCATTCTTTGGCAAAGGCGGAATGTTATTTAAAGTTTTTGGTAGATTTGGTCCTATTGGTTTAATCATAGGAGGTTTTGCTTTACTTTACAAATATTCAGATGAGATAGCAAAAGCATTAGCACCAGCATTAGATAAAATAAAAGAGTTGTTACCTAAACTAAAACCAGTTATGGACTTTTTAATAATGATAGGTGATTTTTTAATAAAAAATATTTTAGAAGGTATAGGTGGTGCATTAGAATATGTAATTGAAGCCATAACTAGAGTTGTAGATGGTTTCATAATGCTATTTGATGGTGATATCATTGGGGGTTTGAAAGAGATATTTGGTGGTATATTTGATTTTGTACTTGCAATACCAAAGGCAATACTAGAAACCGTTACTAATATTTTAACACCATTAGCAACAGCAGTTGGTGAATTTTTTACAAACTTATATAACGATATTATATCATATGTTAATGATGTTGTTACAAAAATTGGTAATTGGTTTATATCTCTAAAAGATAATATTATTACTTTCTTTGTTGACGCTTACAATGCGGTCAAACAAACTATTACAGACGCCGTGCAAGGTGCATTTAATTTTATATCTGATATATTTAATTCTATTGCAGATTTTATGTCAGAGTCATACACAAAGGCAAAAAATTTTGTAACAGGTTTGCCAGATAGAATATTATCATTCATATCAAACATGTTTAGCCCTATTATAGATTTCTTTAACAATATTGGTAATAGAATTAAAATGACAATCAATGGTGTGATTGACGCATTACCATTACCTGGTTTTGTAAAAGATAAAATTAGATTTGATGTAGAACCAACACAAGACGAGTTAGACGCAGAAACAAATAAAGCATTTGAAAAACTAGAGGCGCCAAAAGTTATTAGTAATGAGATGTCAAATACAGACAAATTCTTTGCTGATATTGATAAACACAAAGACGCTTTACAGAAATTTATGAATGAAACTGGCCATAGATTAGATTTACAAGGCACAAAATATTCTTATGATAGTGGTTCAAACATGTACCACTTTGACGCTCCTGATGGTACATCAACATTATTAAGTGCAAAAGGTTTCGATAGTGGTGCTCAAGAAAATATAGATTTTATAAAAAGTGGTGCTACATTTAAATTACTTGACAATAATAAACCAAATGTACAGGCGAGTGATGTAGCACCAGTTGAAGCTGCTGAAACTAAACCTGTAATAATTCAAAAAGGTGGCGATACAAATACTGCCAGCGTACAACAAAAAACAGATGTACATAGTGGAAGTTTAGATACAGGAGTTGACACTTACCATGATAGAGCAGCCTTTAATTACACTTAATATTGACCTAGGTCTTTCTCGGTAATAATTTTAAATTGCATACCCTTATCTTCACAATAACTTTTAGCGGCAGACCATTTAGCTTGGTTCTTGATATACTCAAATGATTCACGCATGTAAGATTTTGTTTTGCGTTTTGGTGATTTGGGTTTTTTTACTTGTCGGGAGGGTTTTATCTCAATCATGTACTTATCATCATTCACCGTCTTTACAACAAAGTCAGGAAAGTATCTATGATATTTTTTGTCTAGCGGGTTATAATATCTAACTGGTAATTCTTCACTTGCCCAATATAATATATCTTCATTTAAATCACAATAACGCATGAATCTTCTCTCTAACAAAGACCTATACACTATTTGTTTGGTATTGCCTACATATTTCTTTGGATTGGTTGGTCTGAATAAACCTCTGTAACTCTTTCTCATAATGTACCTATAATCTATATAAATATTACTAACTAAAGGTTATTTATACATGGCATTTAAATCACTACGAAACCACATAGGCAGTTTAATTACACCATTTATTGCAGACGCAATTGCTGGTAAAACAGACGCTAAAAGTGCAGGTAAAGTTGCTGCTCAATTACGAAAGAAAGGACCTTTTGAAATTGATGACGCAGTTAATTCAAAACTTACAGAAAATCCATTATCATTTAATCCTGTTCAATACCCTTTAGATTTAGGTAACAATGGTCTTGGTCACTATATTGTATTTGAATCAGGATTTTTAGGTTATAGTCCACAAACAAGTGGTTTATTAGGTAATGCAAATAGAAAACCTGAAAGAAAAGTTATATCTAAATTACCTAATAGGTCAATCACAACATCAGCGATTGCATTGTACATGCCTAATAGTATTAAGGCAGGTTATAAACAAAACTTTGACCCCGAAGAAGCTGGTATTGCAGGTGATTTAGAAGCTTTAGGTGCAAGTGTACCTAGTGGTGCAGCCTCATCCGACCAGATTAAGGCATTTTTAGGTGGTACTGCTGGTATTGCAATTAAAGAGGGTAAAAAATTAGTTGGTGAATTAGTCAGTCTTGCAGGTGCAGGTGACCCTATTAGATTTTTACAAAAGAGAAGTGGTCTTGCATTAAATCCTAGAAATGAACAATTTTATAACTCACCAGATTTTAGAACATTTACATATGACTTTGATTTTTGGCCTAGAAACAAAAAAGAGGCAAAGGCAGTACAAGATATCATATTGATATTTAAATATAATTCATCACCAGGAAAAGCTGACACTGCTGGTGCTCAATTTAATATACCAAACTATTTTAAAATTAGTTATATGCATAGAGGTGATGTAAACACTAATTTAAATTTAATATCAGCATGTTATTGTACAGGTGTTAGTGTTGATTATGCGCCAGATGGTCAACCTAGTTTCTTTGATGATGGTTCACCTGTGCATACAAAGTTAACGGTAGAATTTGTAGAAGATAGAATTTTAACTAAATCAGATATAGAGGCAGGTGCTTAATGAGATATTTTAATGAGTTTCCTGTAATAGACTATAACTTATCTGGTCAAAATGGCAACACAAAAAAAGTAACAGATATTTTTAGAAGAGTAAAAGTTAGAAGTAAGATAGCAAAAAATGTTGCCTTATTTGATAAGATAGATATACCAGAGGGAGATAATCCTGAAGACATTGCATACAAGGCATATGGTGACGCAGACTATTTTTGGGTAGTGTGTTTAATGAACAATATTGTAAACAGATATTATGATTGGCCATTAGATGAGTATAACTTTCAACAATTTGTAGCAGACAAATATTCTAATCCAGATGGTATACATCATTATGAAATTACACAATCAAGTGGTGGTCAAACAGGTGAGGGACCAGATGATTACTCACATAAATTAGAAGTCAATAGTGATACTGCTGGTGCTCAATCTGTATCAAATATAGAATATGAAAGAAGATTACAAGACAAAAAAAGAAAGATAAGGTTATTACAACCAGCATTTTTAGACGCCTTTTTAGAAGAATTTAAACTATTAATTAATCAGTAATGAAATGACATGGCAGCCACAAATAAAACACAACTTAGCAAACCTGGTCAATACGACTTATCAGAGTTAACTATATTATCATACCTAGAAGAAAATAGTCAACCAAAAAGACTAGATGTAAGGGGAATATTATATAACTTTGAGATAGCTGAAGACATTATGAATAATAATGTTGCAGGTTCTATTATTGTATATGATATGAATGATATTAGAACATTATTTCCTATTACAGGTTTAGAAAAACTATCATTAAAGTTTGGTACACCAGGTACAGGTAGTGGTTATGACTTTAGCGAAGAAACAGGTGTACCCTTACAAATATATAAATTAGATAAAGTAAGAAGAGACCCTACAAATGATAAAGGTCAGTTTTATCAAATATTCTTTTGTTCACCTGAAATGTTTAGAAGTGCAACAACAAAAATATCCAGAGCATATAAAGGTCCTATTGAACAGGCAATATTTGACATAGTAAGAAACAAATTAAAATCTAAAAAACCATTCTTCTTTGAACCAACTGCTACTAATGCCAAGTATGTAATACCAAATCTAAAACCATATGACGCAATTAATTACCTATGTACACAGGCAACACCTCAACAACATAGATATAGTGCAGGTTATAGATTTTATGAAACATCACAAGGGTTTTATTTTAGAAGTATTGCCTCTATGATGTCATATGGTGGTAATAGAGAAATACCACATAAATGGTCATTTGCCTCACTTATTGCCTCACAAACAGAATACGATAAACAACCAGAAAGAAAAGACATTGAAAGAAGAATGTCAAATGCCCTTAAATATGAGTTTACAAAACCAGTTGACACATTAAGAAATATCAATGAGGGTTTTTATGCAAATAAATTGACCGTGCATGACGCATTTAATAAAACATTAAAGACATATGCATTTAACTATTTTGACTCAGGACCATATAGACCACATACACATATGAGTAAAGACGCTGGTTTATTAATGCCTCAATCTACTAATTTTACTGGTGTACCATTTGATGAACAAGATATATTAAGTGGTCAAGAAGATAGTAAAACAATGGTGGTAACTGAAACAAGTAAAGTACATAATGATTATGAGTTTACGCCTACAAAAGACACATTACCATATATTACGCATGATAAAGCAGGGTTTAAGAATCACAACCTATCGTTGTTAGTATTTGGTAATACGCAGATAAACGCAGGTGATATAATTAAGTTTACATCACCGTTATTACGACCAGAGGGTGGTGATTCGCCATATACAAGTGGTCGATATATAGTAATGGCAATAAAACATGTAGTAAATATAGAGGCACAAAGACATGAGATGGTGCTTAAATGCTACAAGGATAGTGTTGGGAACGAGTATCCGAGAGAAGAGGACGCTGTTTTTGCGCTAGGTAAGGGCAAAGTATCAAGTAATTTCGATATATACAGAGAACAAAGAAATGAAATGGCTATCGAAAGCACATAGAGATTAAGAGAGTCCGGCGCCTCCGAGGTGTCTGGCAATCAATGAGATTATGAGAAAAAAGAAACAACAAGAAATGCCTGTAAGAACGATTACAACAGGCAATGTAGAGGCAGATATGTTAGGGCAAGTCTATTTGTGGTTATCTGAGCGTACAAACAGAGTATATCCTCAGCGACCACATAGAACATATAAGAGAAGAAAACAACCAGAGAGTAAGGTCAGAGTATTCTTCAGAGCGACCATAGAGTGGTCTCAAACGGCGCCTTCGGCGTGCTTACGCAGTCTTAAAGATAGGATAAGTAATTTGCGTAAACATTTTAGAAATGGCAATTAAATGCGTATGGCAAGCGTATTAAAAGGCGAGCAATATCGGTAAAAAACAAATGTACGACAATAATTTTCTAGGAAAAAATAACTTTATATGGTTCAACGGCGTAGTTGAAGACAGGCAAGACCCACAGAAACTTGGCAGACTACGAGTGCGTTGCGTTGGTATTCATACTGATAACAAAGATGAATTGCCAACTGCCGATTTACCGTGGTCGCAACTCATTCATCCTATTACATCATCTGGCATATCCGGTCTAGGACATTCGCCAGGTTTTATTGTTGAAGGCACATGGGTGTTTGGTTACTTTAGAGATGGTTACGCAATGCAAGAACCAATGGTAATCGGAACTTTGCCAGGTAAACCTGCCGAGTTGGCGGAAACTTCTAAAGGTTTTTATGACCCTAACGGTGTATACCCGAAATACAAGGATGAAGTGGACACCAATAGACTGGCGGTTAATAATACTGAACAACCACACCTTGGTTTAGAATTACGCAAACTTACAAGGAAAACTGGTGTACCAACTGCCGACTTTGACGCAGTTGCCGTAGAGGAACATGTATCAACGGCAATAGAGGCAAGTGATGGTGATACATTTGACCAGCCAGCAATACCTTACGCCGCCGTTTATCCTTACAATCATGTATTTGAATCAGAGAGTGGTCACATCTTTGAGATAGACGATACGCTTGACAATGAGAGGTTGTTTACTTCACATAGGACAGGAACATCACAAGAGATATCGCCAGACGGCACACAGGTAAATATAATTAAAGGCGACCATTATAACATAATATCAGGCAAAAGGCAAGCGATAATAGAAGGCAACGCCGACTTAACTATTGGTGGCAGGCATAAGTTATATATTAATAAGAATGGTGAAACAGATAATCATTACGATATACAAATTGGTCCAAACGCCAATGTTAATATACAGATAGACAAAGGCGATATGAATGTGGTACTTAAAGATGGCAAGTTAAACACCAATGTGGCAGGCGATTACAATATGAAGATTGGCGGTAATATGAATTTAGATGTAAGAGGTAATAAGAATGAAACCGTAAGTGGTTCTAAAACATCTAACACAACTGGCAATGTAATTCATAGAGGCGCTAGAATAGACTTAAATCCATAAAACCACCAGAAAAAAGACATTTATAAACTGGCAAAAAAATTTAAACTATAAATGCAATAACAATCATTAGCTGTATTCTGAAAGCGCTTTTTTATCTACTTATCTGGTAATTTTTCCTTGGATATTTTTTACTCGTGGAAGTTTAATCGGTAATAGGCTCTAGTTCGTCTTGTAGTTTTTCTGATTCAGTCTTTTCTTTGGCCTTCTCTCTATCAAGTCTTTCTTTTTTATGAAGCCTTGATTGTTTAAGACCTATTGCTAATATCTTTTCTTCTTCTTCTATTACTTCGTGGAAATACTTCTTGACCATAACTTGTCTAACATATAATACCATACGCCATTTACACTAGGCTCTATTAATGCAACTAGACCTGCCTCAAATAGGCTTGCACCTGTTAATATACTTACTACACTCATGGCGATTATAATATGGCCAGTTGTATATACTAATGCACGGCCTATTGATGTACCGGCAATCTTATTTATTATATTATTATACATGTATTCACTTTATCATATAAGTTGTATATTGGCAATGGTCAAGGACATAAGAATTATATATATCGGTGTCCGTCCTCCAGAGGAACCTCCAAGTACCTAGGAAGGCACATTTCTAAATAATACAATGGACTTACAAGATGAGAGGCCTCCCGCCAGTAAGGGCAGGCAAATCAGAAATATTGTAATTGTATTCTTTCTCTTTTACTTTGTTACCTATTGTACGGTAATGAAGATAAATGGTTAGCGTCGGACTCGGATTCTTTTAGCAACTCAAAGTTTAAACATAATGTAAGTAACTGCCGATTATGTACTTTGGTGTTTTTAATGGTTTGTGTCCTGTGTGTAGGTATGTCCATGTTGGCGGAAACATTAATAGTCTACCTACCTTTGGTTTTACTAACATATCATATTCACTAAAAGAAGTAAAACCAGCCGTATTTTCTTTTAAATATAAAAAGAATACTAAAAATCTTCTAGCACTATCATAATCGCCTACATCAACATGTTCTTGAAATTCATCTTTATCATTTGGTAGATATCGTTTAAATCTTATTTCTTCAAAACCAAATCTATCAGGCCATTGTTTTT